CCTAGTTTTCTATCTACTCATTTGAATAGATTTTTAAGTTTGGTAAAACTCATGGATTACTGCTACACTGGGACAGACGGCAAGCCTGATGAGTCAAAACGGAAATTAATCAAATATAATCCACCACGCGATGAGGCATGTGAGCCACGCGTGAGTGCATATCCCATGTTTTATTCCGAAGACCACCAGCCTTGTATGCCCCGTAGATGTAGTCACAACTTCAGAGCCGCCATTGAAAACAGGGTCTTGAATGAGACTCCTGCTTCTGATTGGAGGCGTGTCGAAGTGCCCAGAAGCTTGCTGGGTGCATTGGCCGTAGTTAGTGAAGACTTGATTCCATTACGATTGGAAGATTGGTTGGCCCGATTTCCGGCTGTAAAGCGTATTAAGTTGCGCACAGAGATCAATGAACAGATGATCTCTTGTTATGGTCCAGAAATCAACAATTCAAAGATGTTTTTAAAACGGGAGTTTTACACAGGCGCAGATAAAGCCCCTCGTCCAATACACTCATCAACTGCCTGGCTGAATTACTCAGTAGGACGTTGGTTAGTGCCGTTTGGCGAGCTTTTAGCTGCAAATACCCCCAATCACATATTGTTTCCAATACATGGCGATTCATTTGAAATAGGCCACTTTTATGAACAACATATGCATGAAACCAAGCTAGCATTGGATTATAGTAAATTCGATTCAACTCAAGGAGAAGGAGCGTTAAAAATTATAACCAAATGCTTTAGTTTGGGGGGAGTCCCTGCTGAAGTCTGCGACATGATGACTTTAGACACCATCTCTATGACAGTAATGTCACAATTCGGTGCCAAGTACGTGATGAAAAATGCCAGGCTATCCGGTCGTAGTGAAACCTTACTGGGTAACACTATATTAAACTGGATAGTTTGCGAGCATATCATGCCGCATCTAACAGCCCTTCTTGTTAAGGGAGATGACGCAGTCGTATTCGTTGACGGGGTAGTACCGCTTCCGAAAATTGTCAAGCAATTTCAGAAACTTGGTTTTCTAATCAAGATCAATTACACTGACAAGTTAACAACTGAGTTTTGTTCGTCTTATTTTGTTCCCACGTTCAACTCACACATTTTAGTCCCAAAACCAGGACGCTTCCTAGCAAAAACACTCT